AGGAGGGCAGGCGACAGCCGCAGCTGATAATCAGATCATCACGCTAGTTCGCACCAGCATCAATCAAGTTGCAAACACCGCCAGCCAACAGGTATATGAAGCTAACCAAGACATCACCAAGAAGTATCGCTATGTGGCAACACTGGATACCCGCACCAGCAGCATTTGTCGTGCATTGGATGGTCGAGAGTTTGAATACGGCAAGGGGCCTACACCGCCGCAGCATTTCAACTGCCGATCAACGACAGTGCCGGTGATCGACCCAGACATCCTGCCGCCATCAACCACGGCAACCAGAGCCAGTAAAAATGGGCAGGTGCCAATCAACACCACATACGGCAAATGGCTTAAAGACAAGATGCCAGGTGAAACCAATGCAGATGTGCTGGCTAGGCAGCAACAGGCATTAGGCAGTAAGGCGCCCTACTTCCGTAGATTGGCGGATAAGTATGGCCCCGATGCCGCCATCGCCAAGCTGGTGCGTGATGATGGCGCAGAGGTAACATTAGAGCAGCTCCGCAAACGATATGGACCTGCCTAGCCTGCGGCACTTTCGCAACGAGGGACTGTTTACGGTCAGCTCTGATCCTGTCGATGCATTAGCAGGTGAGGCATGGGTGCCAGCTATTTACACCGATAAAGGATGGGCAACAGCAGATGGCGCTAGCCTGCTACTAGGTATTGAGGACTGGCGTTATGCCGCTGAAGAAACCAGGCCTATACGCCAACATCAACGCAAAACGCGAGCGCATTGAGGCTGGCAGCAAGGAGCGCATGGCCCGCAAGGGCGAAGCTGGCAGGCCATCTGCTGCTGCATTTAAGGCTGCTGCTAAAACCGCCAAGAAGCCTAAGCCCAAGAAGAAGTGATCACCTATCGCGGCGAGCAGTTTGAGGGTTACAACAAACCCAAGCGGACGCCTAGTAACCCCAACAAGTCGCACGCGGTGCTCGCCAAAGAAGGCGACACCATCAAGCTGATTAGGTTTGGTCAGCAGGGCGTATCAGGCTCACCAGCACGAACAGGAGAATCAGCAGCAGACAAAGCCAGAAGGGCATCATTTAAGGCTAGGCACGCTAGCAACATCGCCAAAGGTAAGCTAAGCGCTGCTTACTGGGCGGATAAGGTAAAGTGGTGACGCACTATATCCCTGCGGGATAAGCATGTCTGAAGAAATCCAAACTCAGGAGCCTGCGGCTACTGATGCAATGCAACGCAGCATCGAAGCACTGGAACGCAAGAACCAAGAGTTGATTGCTGAGCTGCGCACTGCTAAGTCAAAGAAGTTACCGGATGGCGTTGATGTCGATGAGCTACTTGAGTTCAAGCGACGCGCTGAGCAATCCGAACTTGAATCGCAAGGTAAGTACTCCGAAGCAAGACAAGCTTTGGAGCAGCAGTACCGTGAGGCGACGGCGCAAAAGGACCAGCGCATCACAGAACTTGAATCCCGCGTCCGCGAACTTGAACTTGTTACGCCAGCAGTAACAGCACTAGCTGATCTGGTGCATGATCCTGATATGGTGCTCAAGACCAAGTTGAGCAGTGACCAAATCGAGCGCGAGCCAGATGGCACGGTGGTAGTAGTCGATGGCTACCAGCGCACACCAGTTAGCGAATGGGCCAAGACGCTGCCAGCATGGATGCAAAAGCAGCCAAGGCCACAAGGTAGCGGCGCACCATCAGGGCGCAGCAGTGGGGAAATGCCGCTGGGCATCAAAAACCCATTCGCGCAGGAGTCATTTAATCTCACCGAGCAATCACGACTGTTTCGTACAGACCGTGATATGTACGAACGATTAAAAACTGCTGCAGCACGCTAAGCTATCTGCAACCGGCTGCGCTGGTGATCGGGCTGCGCCCACACCGTAAACCATTTCCCCGAGATGACTCATGGCGACTCTTCGCTCTGACATCATCATCCCCGAGATTTTCACGCCTTACGTCATTGAGCAAACCACCCTTCGTGATGCCTTCTTGGCTAGCGGCGTGGTTCAACCGATGGCTGAGCTAAATTCTCAAGAGGGTGGTGACTTTATTAATGTCCCTTTTTTCAAAGCCAACCTGTCTGGCGACTTTGAAGTGCTGACTGACAGCACCTCACTGACACCTGGCAAGATCACTGCTGATAAGCAAGTCGGCGTCATCCTGCACCGTGGCCGTGCCTTTGAGTCACGCGACCTTGCAGCACTTGCTGCTGGCGCTGACCCCATGGCTGCTATCGGCGCCAAGATCGCTGATTACGTTGCCAACCAACGTCAAAAGGATCTGCTGTCTTGCCTTGCTGGTGTCTTCGGCACCCTTGGCACCACTAGCGCATCTGCTGCTTTCTTTGGTCTAACCATCGACGGCGAATCTGGCGACACTCCGACTGTGCTGAGCCCCCGTCACGTTGCGGAAGCCCGCAGCCTGCTGGGTGATCAAGGTGACAAGCTGGCTGCTGTTGCCATGCACTCCAAGGTCTACTACGACTTAGTTGAGCGCAAGGCGATTGATTATGTCAGCACCCTTGATGCTCGCGGCACTACTACCACCCAATCTGGCGGCAGCTTGGTTGGCGCTTACGGCGGTGACAACTCAGTTCCCGTGTATATGGGATTGAGGGTAATTGTTTCGGATGATGTGCAAACTGAAGGCAGCGGCAGCTCATCTGAGTATGCCACCTACTTCTTCACCCAAGGCGCTGTTGCCTCTGGTGAGCAGATGGGGATGCAGACTGAAACCGACCGTGACATCCTCGCTAAGAGTGATGCCATGTCGATCGACCTGCACTACTGCTACCACCCTGTTGGCAGCAAGTGGGGTGTAACAACCTCTAACCCGACTCGCGCTCAACTGGCAACAGTTGGTAACTGGTCGAAGGTGTACGAACTCAAGAACCTTGGGATCGTGCGGGCTACAAACACCTCTAACTTCGATTGAGGTAACTAATCATGGCTTCTATCTTTGAAACCGTAGCCGGCAATGCGATCGGCTATCCAGTTGGGCTTGGTGGCGCTGTCACCCAAGCAACTAGCAAGAGCACTGGTGTAACCCTGAACTTTCCTTCAGGATCAATCACCATGAACGGTGCTGCTTTGGCTGATGCTACAAACGTTTCTTTCACCGTCACAAACAGCTCTATAGCTGCAACTGATGTTGTGATTGTTAACCATGCATCAGCCGGCACTGCTGGCGCATATTCCGTTCTGGCCAATGCGGTCGCGGCGGGATCGTTTGCAGTCACAGTGCGCAACGTATCTGGTGGATCGCTAAGCCAAGCAATTGTGCTTAGCTTTGCAGTCATCAAGGGCGCTGCTGCTTAATGGGCTTGTTCGCCTTCCGGCGACTGCGTGAACAGGAGGCTGCTTCTACGGAGGCGGCCTCTCTTTCTATTGCAGAGCCTACACTGATACCAACGGAGCCGGACAATGGCAATCACGATAATCGCCACGCCAAACGCGGCAGACGCAAACTCGTACCTGACGTTGGCTGATGCGCAGTTGATTATTGACGGCATGGTGCTAGACGCTGATGCGACAGCATGGGGCACCGCTACCACGGACAACAAAAACCGTGCGTTGTATTCCGCTGCGCAGAGGCTTGATCGTGAACGCTTTCTTGGTGCTCGCTCTACTGATACCCAATCAATGCAATGGCCGCGAACTGGTGTTCGCAAGCCTGACACCTACATCAACACCTACGCCGTTGGCTTTCCGTTCCGTATTACCACCGACTATTTCGCCGACACCGAAATCCCAGATCAAGTCAAGCGTGCGCAGGTGGTGCTGGCCGTTTATCTCAACAACAACCCAGACGGGCTTGGTCTTAGCGGACTGGAAGACTTCAAGAATGTCCAAGTCGGCAGCCTTAATGTGACGCCTAACCTTGGCTACGGAGCTGTTGGCGTTGATAAGGTGCCACCAATCATGGAACGCTACCTGACAGGGCTTAGAATCAGTGGACCAGGTAACGTTGCCATCAAGCGGAGCTGACCATGGATTACGCCTATCCCGGTGCTGAGTTTATTGATGATACCGCAGCGCATACTGGTCGCTTCGGCAAGATCGTTGCGCTTGAGGATTCGGTGATCGCTAGCTTGACTGCTCAAGACTGGACCGGCAATACGCTGTCGGCTATCCCGTTTAAGGCAAGCACTGAGATCTGCGGCGTATTCACCAGCATCACATTGACTAGCGGCACTGTCGTCGCTTATAGGCTTTGACAATGAGCCAGCCTAACTATTTTGGCATTGACTACTCGATAGGTGCAACATTTATTGGTGATACCGCGACGTATACAGGGCGCTGGGGCGCAATTCATTTCACAACCAATACCCATATTGATGCCATTGTTACGCAAAACTACGACGGCAACACGCTGTCAGGGCAAACCTTTGACGGCGCAACAACTCTATACGGCGTGTTTAGTAGCATCAAACTACAGAATGGCCATTGCGTAGCCTATAAACTCTGATGTCACTTGCAAACCCGCTACGGAAAGTTGCCAGCAAGTTGATGGCAAAGTTTGGCGGTGTTGCAACACTACGCCGCGTAACACCTGGCGTTTACAACCCAACGACGGGCACCGTTAGCGAAGCCACTAGCGACACTGAACTGCGTGGTGTGCTGGAAGATGTGAACCTGCGTGAGGTGAATGATCTGATCCAAGCTGGCGACAAGCGGCTGATCGTTGCTGCAGCAGATACGGCAGCAACACCTACGATGGCTGATCGCGTCATCATTGGCGGCCGTACGCTGCAAGTGATTCAGGTGCGCACTATCGAGCAGGATAATGAGCCAATCACCTACGAGCTGATCCTGAGGGACTAATGGCACGCACTATCCGCGTTGGTGATATTGGCGACTACTGCAATCAGCAAATGGAGAAGTTGCTGCGTGCAGCGGTGCTGGAAACTGACAGCCTGCTTAAGCAAGCAAGTCCAGTTGACACAGGTAGGTTTCGCGCAAGTTGGCAGGTCGGTGAGAATGCAGCGCCAGGTGGCATCGCACCGCCAGGCAACTATGGCAGCACACCACCACTGGCACGCATTGGCTACCAGCAAGAGCGCATGGGCAACGTCTACTCAGTCCACAACAACCTGCCATATGCGGAGCCGCTAGCCAATGGCAGCAGCAAGCAAGCGCCTGGGGGTTGGGTACAGGGCGCCGCCAAGGACGTGCAGGGCCGCGTCAGAATTGCAGCAGCACGCATCGGCAGGGAATCATGAGCAGCACCTACAACGATGTGCGTAGCGCCATTGAAGGCCGCATTGCGGCTGAGCTGGCCATAGCGCCTGTGTACCCAGTCAGCTATCAGAACGTACCGTTCACGCCGCCTAACAACACGCCATGGCTGCAGGCGTTCATACGGTTTGGCGACAATAACTACGCTACGCTCACCAGCTTCAACCGGCAGAACGGCACGTTGGTGGTAAATGTCTTTACCCCTATAGGCGCTGGTACAGCCGCCAACTTCACCATTGCAGAGCGCGTCAAGGATCTATTTGATCGCGCCAAGTTCAGCAGTATCATTTTTGATCCGGCGTCAGGCCCAGCGCAGGTAACACCAGCAGCGCCGCAGCCGTATTACCAAACGCAACTTACGGCGACGTTTGAAGCGTACCTAGACTAGTTACACTGTCACTAGCCACTACCGCTCACGACAATGGCCGTCACTGTTTTGTCCGGTACGTCCGGCGCTCTCTACTACAAGCCTGCCGGCACCAACGGCAACTTTGGCGAAGCTGGTGTTGCTGTCGCAACTGACATCATCACTGTTGCCGCTTACCTGAATTTCAAGGTTGGCGATCCGGTTAAGTTCCGGGTTGTTGACAGCCAAACCGGAGGGGCTGGATCTGGCACGCTGCCTGCGCCAATCAGCGCAGCTACTACCTACTACGTGCTGTCCTACACCGCTGCCACTGGTGCGCTGACAGTTTCAACCACTGCAGGCGGCACTATCCTTGCCATCACCGATGATGGCACTGCTGTAGCGCCTAACGAGTTTGAGGTGTACTACGCCGACTACGCCGCCGTTGGGCAGGTGCAGTCATGGTCATTTGAGATCAGCCGCGCCGAGATCGACGTAACCACCATCGGCCAAACTGCTGGGCAGTATGCGCCATTCCGCGCTTACATCCCTGGCTTTGCTGATGGCAGCGGCACCGCCAGCGTTTACGTCACCAACGAAGACGCGGCACTTTCCAACCGCATGGTGGAAGACGTCCTTCAGCGTCAGCAAGTTGGTTGCGGCTTCAGGCTGTACACCGACAAGGGCACCACTGAGGCACTTAGCCGTAGCATCGCCATGGATGCAGTGCTGCTGACCGCTAGCCTTAACATCAACCCTGATGATGCCCAGATGGTGGAGATCACCTTCCGCCCAAGCGGTACTCCGACGTTTGACTTCAGCACCAGTGCCTGATCGGTTACCACATGTGCCTCCAGCTTGCGCTGGGGGCTTTTTTATGCTTAAAGTGATAGCGAATCACTGATATTCATGGCAACCACGTCTGCACTGTCACGCCTCAAGAAAGCTGCTAACCTGACGCCTGTTAAGCGTACGGTCAAATTAAACGATGGCTCTGATTTTGAGTTTTACTCAGCGCCGCTTACGATGTCCGAACGTGAGCGTGCGCAAAAGATGCCAGGTGGTGAAGACCCCAACGGCTTTGCGCTGAATCTGCTGGTCACCAAGGCAGTAGATGATGCGGGGCAACGGTTGTTTGCTGCTGGCGAGATCGCTGAGCTGAAGAACGAGGTAATGGATGCTGACCTGCAGCAACTGATGCTTGCAATCATCACCAACCCTGAAGAGGTAGAGGTAGACATGAAAAGCATTAAAAGCTGAACTAAAAAAAGACAACCTACTATTGCTTCAGCTTG